TCATCGTTTTGTCAGATTTCTTAAATGCGATAGATTTACCATCCACACGTCCAAAAACAGGTACCAATTTGCGGCGTGCATTTTCATATAACTTGGCACTGTACAAATGTCCCTGGGAATCGCCAAAGTCCGCCGTTGAATCGCCCGGAACCAAAACAGCTTTGATGCGTTCTTTGACCTTGTTCATCTGTTTGTTCAATTCGCCAGATTTATAAAGTTCGGCAATTTTATCAAACAGGCTGTCTACAGAGTGTGCAAAAGAGTGGGCGAGAGGTTCAATTTCGTTTTGATAAACTTCGCGTTGACCAACTTCAATTTTATGATAAACAGAAAGTGTCATGCCTGCGTCTTTGGCCGCCTGGGCAATGGTTTTCTTGGACTGTTGGCGAATTTTGCGCAACCCACTGCCGAACAGTTTAAGCCCGCTGTCCTCGTTATCACTCATACGACGGGTAATTTCATCTTGCCATTTTGATGCGACTTCGTCCGTATCCTTGATGAAAATATCAGATAGTTTGCACCCAAGTATATTACATATATTCAATAACTGTTTTTGATTAAGGCGACGAACACCCTTTTCAATCTTGGAAACGGCAGACAATGACAAACCAGAACGACGTGCAAGTTCGGTCATTTTCATCCCTGCGGCAAGCCGAATGTTACGAATATTATTTGGAAAGATGATCTCTTCTTGAGCCATTTGACACTCCTTGTGTATAAATCTTGACAAAATGATAGTCAAATTTTAAAAACTTGGCAAGAAAATAATTACATAAAATTACAAATCTATATCATCGGGAATCGCATCAATATCGATTGGTGTTGCATCAGATGGTGTTGGAGTCGGTTCTGGTGCGGACACATCGGTAAATTCTGGGACACGATTTTGCATGTCATCCAGGTTATCAAACAAACTGAATTCGGCCAAGAAAGCAACGTGTATTGTGTCTGTACGTCCATGACGGTTTTTGCCGATAATTAAATCAGCCTTGCCTTTGGCTTTTTCATATCGTGCCTGCCAAGAATTAACAGATTTTTCATTTGGCGTATTTGAAATGCGATATGATGGGTCGCGATTTTGCAAATAGTATTCTTCACGATACGTGAACAGCACAATGTCCGCATCCTGTTCAATTGACCCAGAATCACGCAAGTCCGCCAATTGTGGACGTTTATCATCACGTGATTCAACACTGCGCGATAATTGTGACAGCGCAATAACCGGGACATTTAATTCCTTGGCCAACATTTTCAAACCGCGGGTGATTTCAGATAATTCTTGGACGCGATTATCTTTATTTTTACCGCCAGGCGACGTGATAAGTTGTAAATAGTCAATCACAACAAGTGCCAAACCATTATATTTTCGCGCAAGACGGCGCGCCCGCGTGCGAATCATTGGTACCGACATGCCCGGTGTATCATCAATGAATAATGGAATACGACTGATTGCATCAGAAAACTGTGTCAGTTTAAGGAAGTCTTCGTCTGTCAAAGATTTCCCTTCGCGCATCGCAGATGCCGGAATACGGGCCTGGGACGACAAAACACGTGCCGCCAATTCAGAAACACCCATTTCCAAGCTGAAAAATGCGACTGCCCCGGTATATTGCGGATTGGCGCGTCCAGAATAAATTGCATTGGCGGCATTAAATGCGATATTCATTGCCAATGCGGTTTTACCCATACCTGGACGGCCAGCTATAATTATTAAATTAGACTTGTGCAATCCACTTATTGCACGATCCAAATCGGTCAACCCAGTTGTTAAACCCGATAAATTGCCATCGGCCTTGTACGCGATTTCTGTTTCAAGCAACGCCTCTTTAAGTGCGCTGGCAATTGGCACAATATCACGCCCAGTTTCGCCGGTTGTCGCCAAATTGAATAATTTTTGTTCGGCTTTTTCTATTTGGGTGGATACAGGGTTATCCAGGTCTTCGACAAACGCTTCGTCCGTAATAGATTGACCCAAGTTTATTAAATCGCGACGCAGAGCATTTTCATGGACGATACGTGCGTATTGTTCAACATTTACGACGGTCGCACTGGCGCCTGCAAGTTGCGTCAAATAATCGACACCACCAACGGATTCCAATACACCTTGCTGGTCCAGATAATTCTTGACAGTAATGATATCAAATTGGGTGCCCATGGCGAACAAACGCAGGGCTAATTTATATATTTCCTGGTGTGCGGGGTGCGAAAAATCTTCGGGGCGCAAGAATTCAGAAATCTTTTCCAATGCGCGATTACTCATCAACACCGCGGCAATAACTGCCTGTTCGGCTTCGATATTCGTTGGTAAAGTTTTGGGAGTAAAGTCCATGTCAAACATAGTATCTGAAAAAAATGTTTTTTCAACCCCTTTTTTAAGTGGCTATGACGAATTGAAAATACCAATCATTGACCCGGATGGAAACCCCGCCTGGCCCGAGGTTTTCCCAATCGACAAGATAGAGAAAATCCGCGAAACCGTGGGCGAAAGGCACTTTTCGGCGCAAATGTTGTTGGAATATGTGCCATCTGAGAAAATTAGATTGGATCCCGGCGGCATTAAACTATATGATGACGATTTTGATGTACGTTCGTGTCGGTTGGGCGAAAACTTAATTACCGGAATCGCCATCTATTGGGATCCATCCAGTGGTCGCAGAAATGCCGATGGCAGCGTTTGTGTCATTGTATATCGTGATGACAAAAACAAAAAGATATTTATTCACGATATCCTTTATATGGTTGTCCCAGATTCGGTTGAATATCCGCTGTCGTATCAATGTAATTTGGCATTGGATTTTGTTCGGCGCCACCATGGGCGCAGCATATCTGTTGAAACAAATGGTATTGGGGGCGCATTACCCGAAATAATGCGTGCAAATATCACGCATGAACAATGTGGTATTCAAATTCGCCCTGTGAATAACAGTCGTCACAAACAAGATCGCATTTTGGATGCAATAGAACCACTGCTTAGTACTGGACGCCTGTACGCTCATCGTCGAATTACACAAACACCAATTATATCTGAAATGCTGGGGTGGAATCCGGCGGGTGGTGCGGAACATGACGATGGATTAGATGCGATTGCGGGCGCAATAAGTATTCCACCAATTGCGGTACATCCGATTGGCCAAGGGCTGTATACCGCGAACACAAGATTTAACGTTTAACGTAACACAAAGGAAAAACTATGAAATACGACTTAAAGAAAATGTATGCGCATGCACTTGCACTGCGTGAACCATGGATGAAAAGATGGGCCGATGCCCGCAAATATACCATGCCAACATCTGATGAAGACTCGGCAATGTTATTTGATGCAACGGCGGCGGACGCGGCGGATAATCTGGCGGCATGTATATATTCATTGCTGACACCACCGGAATCGCTGTGGTTGAACCTGGTACCCGAAAGTCCTGAATCGCCCGATGCATCTGTGGCAACGGCGGCATTGCGTGCGAACCTTAATGATTCGAATTTTTATACGACCGTACACCAATGCTATATGGATTTGGTCACACTGGGGACGGCGTGTTTGTTTATGGCCGAAAGTCCAATTGGCGAATCCAGTGCTTTTTCATTTACGGCAATTCCAATGAAAGATATCGCGATTTTACCGAATGCGATTTTTCACACTGCATCTGTTTCAATTGGCGATGTAATTGCGCGTTATCCAGAATGGACACCAACGCGTGAAATTGCCGATAAATTAAAGAAGGATTCCGATTTTTCGGTGCGCCTGGTGCAAGCATTAGTGGGCACAGATTTTACCGCATGGTTGGATGTTGGTGGTGATATAGAAAACAATATCGTGTCGACCGGCACGTTTGAAACGAATCCATATTTGATTTTCCGTTGGGCGGTGACATCGGGCGAACAGTACGGTGTCGGGCCAATTCTGCGCGCATTACCAGACATAAAAACGGCAAACAAAGTTGTGGAATTAGTGTTGAAAAACGCGACCATCGCCGTTAGTGGTATATGGCAGGCCGACGATGACGGTGTTATAAACCTGAACAATATCAATCTAACACAGGGCGCAATAATCCCTAAAGCGGTGGGCAGTACAGGTCTGACACCATTGGCCACAGGTGCGAATTTTGATGTGTCACAAATTATATTAAAAGATTTACGTGACCGAATCCGTCACACATTACTTGCAGATCGTTTGGGATTGTTGTCTGATAAAGAAATGACCGCCACAGAAATATTGGCGCGTAATGCGGATATGTTGCGCATTTTGGGTGCGACGTATGGGCGATTGCTGCATGAATTTATTCGTCCACTGTGTGACAGGGGGTTACAGATACTGTCCCGTCGCGGTGTGATTGATAAAATATCACTGCATGGTGATGCCGAATTGAAATACATTGCGCCAATTGCACAAATGGTCGCAGAAAATAACACATTGATTTAATGGGGGTGAACATGCGTGACATAGAATTGGCATACGCCAAAACTTTTTCTGGGGAATCGGGTGCGATAGTAATATCGCACCTGCGGCGCATCACAATTGAACGCACATTGGGCGCAAATGCAACAGACGCAGAACTGCGCACTTTGGAAGGTATGCGCGCCCTGGTTCATCAAATTGAAAGTTTAATATTACGGGGGCGTGAAAATGCAAAAACATAATGGATTTGCCGGGTTCGTCGATACTTTGCGCAACGGGTGGTTTTTAATCGCGTTTATCGCGGGACTAATTTACTGGGTTGCGCGTCAAGACAATGCATTGGTTGAATTGGATAGATTGACGGTACGTATGACGACATTAGAAAATCGCACAACTGTATTAGAAACCGGAATAGGGCAATTGCAGTTGAAAATAGATGGTATCAAAGAAGATTTAACACTTATTAAAACCGCGGTGATTAAATAATATTTGGTCTTGACACAAAAATATGATTTTTTCTAGAATTCCCGTAAACAAAGGAAAGGAGATTTTATGAAAAAATATCTTGTTTTAACATCTATATTTGCATTGGCCGCATGCGGTGGCGGTGGCGGGTCTGGCGATTTCGGTGGACACGCAGGATATTCAACACCGGGTACCAGTAATCCAACAATTCATATGCAAGGATTCAGTGGTGGGCAAACGGTAAATGCCAATAATACCAACCTTACCAATATGTCTTCGTACACCGTGGATTATGGCACAAATGAGAACATGTCTAAACAAAAGATGATTAATTATGTTAATTTGCATTTGGGCGATGCCCGTGGCAGTTTGAATCGTGCGGCATCATCACGTAACCGTGACGCAGTTGACCCAACGGAATTTGCACGTGCCGATGCGGCAATTACCGAAATGAAACAGGTATTATATGATATGGTTGGAAAATCAACGGATGCCGAATTGAAAACGTATGTTACACGGTACAGATATGCCGTGGTCAATGCGTTGAAAATGCAAGATGTGGCCGTCACAGACGAAACCAGTATCGATGATTTGGTCGCCGCATTCAGCGCCAAAAAAGGAACCGCAGGTTGGACAACCGAAAATATAATGGCCGCATTGGATGAATTTGATTCACATGAATTCGAAATCACGAAACACAGATTGGACGAGGTTCGCCTGAAAGACACCGGTGAAGAAGGATTCTTTAAATTCAGTTTGGATGATACCGGCACAATTCGGTCCGTCGCATTAATGGAAGACCCAACGTCCGAATACGGTTCTTCGTGGGCGAATAAAAGAATCGTTATCGAAGATGGTGTTGCGGTGGCTGTGGCGCCAGATGAAACCTATGGTTTGAATCCATTTGGTGCAGACTATGTGACCGACAAAGCGGGGGTATTGGTTCGTAATGGAACAAATTTCAGTAATGATGTCCATGTTTATGAATTTAATTTGGGCAAATATAACGAGGCCGGCACCGGCGATCACGCGGCTTTGGGATTTGTGAGTACCATGCTTCAACCGGATGATTTAAAGAAAATTGAAATCACCAGTGAAACAGCATTAACCCCAGAAGAAGCCAAGGCAAAATTAATAGAATATATCATTTCCAAGGTGAATAAAAAAATACACAATCAACATGGGGCTGACAATCCAGATGACTTGGCTGATGCCATAGCGGTTGTTAATTGGTATATTCAAGAAATAAATCTAAAAACCAATGCAACAAATGGCGCAGGCTTCATTGGTTCTACGCCCCACAGCGAGGTGCACCAGATTGCCACAATGCATGGTATGGGTAAAGAAGACGGTGTCAAACTGAAATATGCTGATTTTGGTTATGCAAAATTGACACGTACCCAGGGTGATGCCACAATCGGTTCGCAATATTTGACATACGTCGGTGGTTACGATCAACGCCGTATGGATAACGAGGTGCTTAATGAAGATTTAGATGGTGCGACATTTACCGGAACTGCGATTGTAACGGTCGAAGATCACCATAAAAATAAAACGTTGGATACCGAATCACGCAACACGGCGTTGTATAAAGATACAACTGCGAAATTGCGATATGATATCGTCAATGAGGGAACCCAGGCACAACATACATTGACCATGAATAACTTAAAGGCTATGGATGGCCAGGTTGCCACGAATTCAGATTGGTATTCTATGGTTGTCCAGGGTGTCGAAGGCGATCCGGATTTGTCGGTCACATTTAATGCCGCCGGCAAGACGATTGATTCTCAGTACCAGTTCTTTAGAGCCAACAGTGATGG